AGTGGGACAAATGCAAGGTCGCTTTTGATGAAGAGATGCTTGCTGGGCGTGTTTGCTACGGTGGACTCGACCTTTCCAGTACAACGGATATTACAGCTTTTGTTTTGGTATTTCCTTCAACTGAAGACGATGAGCATTACTACGTTCTGCCTTACTTCTGGCTGCCGGAAGAAACACTGCCCCTCAGAGTAAGACGTGACCATGTTTCTTATGATATTTGGGAACGGCAAGGCTACCTGAAAACCACTGAGGGCAATGTTGTCCACTATGGCTTTATCGAAAACTTCATCGATGAACTGGGGCAGAAATTTCATATCAAAGAAATTGCATTTGACCGTTGGGGTGCGGTGCAGATGTCACAGAATCTGGAAGGGCTTGGCTTTACGATGGTGCAATTCGGACAGAGTTACAAAGATATGAGCCCGCCGACCAAGGAATTGATGAAACTGACCTTGGAACAGACCCTTGCACACAACGGACACCCTGTCCTCCGTTGGATGATGGATAACATTTTCATTCGCCGTGACCCTGCCGGAAACATTAAGCCGGACAAAGAAAAATCCACAGAGAAGATTGACGGTGCAATCCGCTGTGGATGTGTGTCTGAGGAATCGGTTTATGATTCAAGGGAGATGTTGATTTTGTAGTTGTGATTACCCATACAAATGGGAAGTTGTGTTTTTGATTATTCAGAATCCACCGTAATGTTTTAAGGTTTCTGCTGCAATTTCAGAACCGACATTCATAGCCTTTTCAATATTATTTTCGAGCATATATGAGCAGACAAATCCGGCGTGATAGCTGTCACCACAACCGGTCGTGTCAATTATGCTTTCAACTTTCACAGCTTGCACTTTGAATTCCTGTCCATTAAAGTATGTAATGCTTCCACGTTCTGCAAGTGACACGTTGAACAGGGAACGGTATTTATTCGATAATTCTTTGAACCTCGGCAGGAGTTCTTCCGAGCCGCTTATCATAAAGAAATCAACATGCGGAGCAAATCGTTCCATATCTGCAAAATCTCTATATACATCAAAATCTACCGCAAGCTTAAAGCCAAGAGTTTCCTTCAGTTCAACTACTTGCGAAAAACACGAAGCCCAGAAATGAACAAAGACTACATCGGACCTTGATAAGATTTTGATTTCATTATCATTCAGTACGATGTTATCGAGAATTTCTCCGTTCCATGAATCATCTTTATAATACCTATCGCCCGATTCTGTAAGGTAAGTCATATTATTTGCAGTCTGATACTTTTCATCAATGCGTATATGGTTTTTATCAATATCAAGCTTTGATATTGAATCCATTATCGCTTCTGCATATTTATCTTTTCCGACAACACCAAGAAGCGTAACATCTATATCCTTAAAGTGCGAGGCATGAGCAGCAAAATTCAATGCTTCTCCTCCCGGTCTGATTATTTCAGTACCGTAAAAAACATCTGCACATATACAAGGAAGTGCAGTCAGCTTAATTTTATTCATTATACCACCTCACAAATTCTGATTTGTAGAGCAACTGTCCCACATTTAGTTTAACATTATTATACCACACCCATATACGAAAAGTCAAGAAAGGAGCGTGATTTCATGGGTATTTTCACAGGACTATTCAAGTCCAGAGATAAGCCTCAAAACAGCTATGACAGTCCATCATACACATATTTTTTCGGCAGAAGTAATGCAGGAAAGAGAGTCACCGACAGAACAGCCCTGCAGCATATTGCGGTTTATGCCTGTGTGCGTGTGCTGTCGGAAGCAATTGCACAGCTGCCACTGCATTTGTACAAATGCAACGATAGCGGAAAAGAGCGAGTGCCACAGCACCCGCTTTACTTTTTGCTCCACGACCAGCCTAATCCTGAAATGACTTCTTTTGTTTTCCGAGAAACCTTAATGTCCCACCTTCTGATTTACGGCAATGCCTATGCACAGATTATCCGAAACGGCAGAGGTGATGTTTTGGGACTGTATCCTCTGATGCCTGACAAAATGAAGGTTGACCGTGATGAGAAAAACCGCCTGATATACATTTACAGCCGTTACGATGAAGCAAATCCAAATCTGAAAGAACAGGGCGACATCGTTCTTTATGCCGATGAAGTTTTGCATATTCCGGGTTTAAGTTTCGATGGGCTGGTTGGATATTCGCCGATTGCACTTGCCAAAAATGCGATCGGCATTTCTATTGCCTGCGAGGAATATGGGGCATCTTTTTTCGGAAATGGTGCGAGTCCGTCAGGTGTTTTGGAACACCCCGGAGTGATCAAAAATCCGGAGCGTGTGCGTGATGCTTGGCAGAGAGCTTACGGTGGAAGAAATGCCCACAAGGTCGCAGTTTTAGAGGAGGGCATGAAATTCACGCCCATTGCAATTCCAAACAATGAAGCACAGTTTCTGGAAACCAGAAAGTTTCAGATTGAAGAAATTGCAAGAATGTACAGGGTGCCGCTTCATATGATTGGCGACCTTGACCATGCCACATTTTCCAATGTGGAACATCTGTCATTGGATTTCGTGAAATACAGCCTTGATCCTTGGATCGTTCGCTGGGAGCAGTCCTTACAAAAAGCACTTCTTTCTGATTCGGAAAAGGGACAGTATTTTGTGAAATTCAATGTGGATGGACTACTGCGTGGCGATTATGCTTCCAGAATGCAGGGCTATGCTACCGCAAGACAGAACGGCTGGATGTCGGCGAATGACATCCGAGAACTTGAAGATATGAATATGATTTCTGAAGAGGAAGGCGGTAACCTGTATCTCGTAAATGGCAGCTTTACCAAACTTGCTGATGCAGGAGCATTTGCAAACCAAAATTTAGAGAAGGAGGAGAAAACCAAATGAAGAAATTCTGGAACTTTATCCAAAATGAAGATACATCAGAAACAGAGCTTTTGTTTAACGGTCCCATTTCAGAAGATACTTGGTGGGGCGATGAAGTGACACCTACACTGTTTCGTGATGAACTCGCAAAAGTTAGCGGAAACTTGACAGTCTGGCTGAATTCACCAGGTGGCGATGTGTTCGCTGCAAGTCAGATTTGTTCCATGCTGAAAAATCACAAAGGCAAGGTTACCGTGAAAATTGACGGCATTGCTGCCTCTGCCGCATCGGTTGTGGCAATGGCAGGCGATGAAACTTTGATTGCACCAACTGCCCTAATGATGATTCATGACCCCAGCACTTGTGCTATGGGAAACAAGGCAGATATGGAAAAAGCCATCATCTTGCTTGATGAGGTAAAAGAAAGTATCATCAATGCCTACGAAACCAAATCTCATCTCAGCAGAAATAAGATTGCGAAGCTGATGTCCGATGAAACATGGCTCAATGCAAAAAAGGCTCATGAGATGGGGTTTGTGGACGGGATTCTTTTTGCAGATAAGAAAATGCCTGTTGTTCCTAAAGAGGAAGAACAGGCTGAAGAAGAAAAAGAAGATACACTGACTGCAATGACCTATTCCAAATCGAAGAATCTATCCGCATTCTTATCCAAAGTATCTGCATCAGCAGAATCCATTACAGGCACACCCATTGACCAGCTTGAAAAAAGACTGGCACTTTTGAAATATTGATTGGAGGAATTGATTATGGCTATGACAATTCAGGAACCGAGAGAAAAAAGAAAGAAGGCTTGGGACACTGCCCGTGATTTTCTTGATAGCAAGCGAAATGCAAACGGCGTTCTCAGTGAGGAAGATTCCAAGACCTATGATGCAATGGAACAGACGATTGTAGACCTTGGAAAGGAAATTCAGCGTCTGGAAAGACAGGCTGAAATTGAGGCAGAAATGAACAAAGCAACTTCCACTCCTGTTCTCGGCAAGCCTGCAACTCCGAATGTAACGGAAAAGGCAGGTACAGCAAGCGACACTTACAAAACGGCATTCTGGAACAGTATCAGAAACCGCAACTGGATCGATGTCCATGATGATTTGCACATTGGTACAGATACAGAGGGTGGCTATCTTGTTCCAGATGAGTTTGAACGAAAACTGGTGGAAGC